TGATCATGAAGCGGACTTCAAGGACGCTCACTTATTCTTAACTAGCATTAAATAGGGGGAACTATATAATGGCAATTGATTTCAAAGATACATTTTCCTTAATGCAAGCTGTGGAACGAATGAAAGCTCCAGCAAGTTTCTTGCTTGATACTTTCTTTCCACAAGTTCCAGAAACTGCAACTTCTAATGTAATTCCAGTAGAAACACGTAAGCGTGGTCGTACATTAGCACCTTTTATAACCCGTGGTGCATCTGGTGTGAATGTTAAACGCGCTGGTTCCAAAATTGCTTTATATGAAGCGCCTATGATGGGACCTCAAACAGTAATTAGCCCTGACCAACTCAACCAACGGTCTTTTGGTGAAAACATTGTATCTACAATAACACCTGCGCAACGTGCAACACGAATGCAAGCTGACGACTTATCTTATTTGCAAGGTACAATCGTCAATCGTAAAAACAAAATGGCGGCAGAGCTACTTACTACAGGTAAGTGCAAAATTGAAGGTTATGCGGATGATGCTAAAACTGTTTTAATTGATGAAATTGATTTCGAATTTGAACAAGATATTACACCAACTACTGCATGGGACCAAGCCGGTGCTGATATTTATAACGATTTGAAATTGGCATCCGAAAAAATTCAAGAAAACGCAGGTATTGTGCCAACGGTGTTGGTTGTTGGTAAAAATGTTGAAAAATACATTCTTGATAATGCATCTATCAATAAAATGTTAGCGATTCCTAATCGCGAAAACATGTCTATGTTCAGCTTTGCACCTGAATATTTGTCTCCACAAGTTCGATATGTTGGCCGTATCATGTCCTTGAATATCGATGTATATGCATATCTTGAAACATATCAAGATGATGAAGGTAAAGTAAAACCATTTATCGGTGATGATGCAGCTGTATTAGGTATTCCTGGTCGTGGCCGTCAACAACATGCAGCAGTAACGTTGCTTGATGATGATGCTCAATTCACAACCTATGCAGGCATTTATGTGCCTAATTACTATGCTAATAAGGGCACACAAGAATTAACGTTAACTGTGTATTCTCGTTGCGTATTGATTCCTGAAACTATCGACGATTGGGCTACTATTAAGACTAAATAGGGGGTAACCTACTTATGAAAATCAGAGTATTAAAGGGTTATTTAGCACATGAAGGTGAGATGTATGGTAAAGGCGAAGTAGTCGATATCAAAAAGAAAGCGATTGCATTGTCATTGCTTGAATCTGATAAGTTTGAATCTGCTGAAGATGATCCTGTTGAAGTACCGGAACCATTGGAAGTCGTTCCAGATGAACCGGAAGAAGAAATGGAATTACCTGAAGTTGATGCGGAAGCTGCGGTGAAAAAATAATGCGATTTAGAGATTACCTAGAAAGCGATATTGACGATGTATTCCTTAATGAAGACGAATTCGCCGAAGGGCATAATCTAAATGGCACAGTAGCTAAAGCGGTTATCCAATCGCCAACGGCGAGGGAGTCATTCCTATCGAATGGCTCTCACGTATCAAATGACGGATTGCACGGGGTGTCTGTATTTGTGCATTGCAAATTAAAGGACATCCCTGAAATTCCATCACAGGGGAACGTATTCCGATTAGATGATGATGTGTACATCGTTCAAAGTGCAACGGAAGAAGATGGACTCGTGTCTATCGAACTCAGAGCAGAAGCTAGAGGCGGTGTTGATGGATGGTTGAGCTAGAACTTGATAAAAGTGCAGTGCAAACAATTGAAAAAGCACTGGAAACATTAAAAGAAGATAGAGTTCGACGTGTCTGCCAAGCCGCTTCGAAGCGTGCTGCAACAACCGCAAGAAAAGCAGGTACGCAAGCACTACGTAATATCTATACCATTAAAGGTGTATCAGTCGTAAAGTCAGGTGTATCTATCAATAAATTGAATGATGGCACAGAAATGCGTATCAAAGGTGGATATACTAGCGCTCAAAAGTACTTCAAAATTAAATCACTTAAGCGAAAAGGTGTGTTTGTGTCGATTAAAAAAGGCACAGAAACAAAGGTACCAAATGGCTTTGTGAGTGCATCAGGTATCTTTATGAAGCGCCAAGGAAAGGACAGATACCCATTAAAGGGGATATATGGGCCAGCCTTACCGCAAATGTTTGGTAATGAAACTGTTATGAATGCCATGCAAAAGGAAGGCATGGAAATGTATGAAAAGCGCCTATATCACGAATTAGAGCGCGCGTTAGGAGGTAACTAATGACACCATTAGACGTATCAGATGGCATTGCTACATATCTCATGGATGAGTTGCGCAAGCTAAATGAAACCAGTGATGTTACCACGAGCCCTATTCGAGTATGGAGCGGGTTCTTACCAAGAGTGGATAAGAATGAAGATAAGCGTAAGTTATGCCCGGCCGTAGTAGTGCATCCGTACTCTGTTAATGATGCAGATAGTTCGACGGTAGGGATTACTGTATTGGTAACTACTTATGATGAAGCCTTAACTAAAGGCCATGTCGGACTATATCACCTCTTAGAGGTAGTGCGTGAGCGGTTACTATCTGATAATCCGGTAGCACTTAGATATGAAATTAAGGAGAATACCATTAATACAACAATTCCTGATGATCAACCGTATCCTCAATGGATTGGATATCTTGAATTTGAAGTATATATTCCAGTTATTCGTAGGAATCTAAATAAGATATTTACGGATAATAAAGTAATTGAATAGGAGACAACGATGAACCCTGTTGTATATGTTGGGCCTTCGTTCCGCAGTAGCCGGCTAAACCAATTCATGGTATTTAGCGACGGCGCACCACTGCCGGAATCGGAAGACCCTATTTTTATGCATTTATTCGTGCCTTTAGATGAACTCAATCAAGCAATGATTGATGTGAGAACACAAGGCACACAATTAAATGTATTCTATGTTAACGCATTGAAGAATTATAAAGGAGTGAAGTAAATGGCCTTTTATCATGGCGTCAAAACAAGTGAGCAAGCTACCTCTGTAATTGCTCCTGTCCAAACTACTGCCGGCCTTCCAATTGTGTTCGGTACTGCACCAGTGCACCTTACAGAAGACCCTAGCGCAGTAGTTAATAAGCCGATCATTTGTTATAGCTGGGAAGAAGCTGTTCAACAACTTGGCTATTCTGAAGATTGGACACATTTCACCTTGTGTGAAGCAATGTATGCGCAATTCAAATTGTATGGCGTAGCTCCAATCGTATTTATTAACGTATTGGATCCTGCTAAACATAAGAAATCCACTACAACAACTGCTACATTGGCAGAAAAGAAATGCATTGTAAAAGCAGCAGTATTGCTTAATACTTTGCAAGTATCTAGCGGTGGTCAAACAGGTGTGGCCAACACAGATTACACGGCTGCATTTGATGACAAGAATCAATTGATCATCTCTGTTATAAAAGGTGGCAAATTCGATTCCGCAACTACATTGAACCTCACATACGATGAACTTGATGTAGAAAACTTTGATTATAAGAACGTAATCGGGGGTGTGGATAGTAACGAAAAGGCAACAGGTTTTGAATTGATTGATACAATCTATCATCATTTCGGTATTGTACCTGGTCTTATTGCTGCGCCTGGATTTTCCCAAAATCCTACAGTCGCTTCTGTAATGAAAGCAAAATCTCGTGTTATCAATAACTTATTTGGTGCGACTACTTTGGTAGATATTGATACTACACAAGTTGTTAAATACACAGATGCGTATGAATGGAAGAAAGGTAATAGCTATACCGGTGAATCTGAAGTCGTATGTTGGCCAATGGTTCGCAATGGCGATTACATGTTCCATATGTCTACACATATCATGGGTATTATTGGCAAATGCGATGCATCCAATAGCGATATCCCTACATTATCTCCGTCCAATAAGTCTATGAACATCACAGGCTTGTGCTTAGCTAATGGTAAGGAAGTTATGCTTACACATTCCCAAGCTAACTTATTGAACTCTCAAGGTATTATGACAGCCGTTAATATCAATGGTTGGGTATCTTGGGGCAACTACACAGGTGCATATCCTGGCACGACTGATGTTAAGGATACATTTATTTGTGTACGTCGATTCAATGATTGGGATGACCAAACATTCATCTTAACGTATTGGCAAAAAGTAGATATGCCTATCTTGCCACGTAACATCAAGACAATTCTTGATAGTGAAACAATCCGTCTTAACGGTCTTACTTCTCGTGGATTTATATTAGGTGGTCGCATTGAATTTAAAGAAGCAGAAAACCCTACAACAGATTTGTTGAATGGTATTATTCGTTTCCACAAATACCGTACACCTCCAATTCCAGCGCAAGAAATTGAAAGCATTTCTGAATATGATGTTTCCTATTTCAAAACGTTATTTCAAACAGTATAGAAAGGGGTAATAAATCATGGCATCTATCAATCAAGTACCGGAAGTACTTAATGACTTTCGTGTATATGAAGAAGGTTCTGACAACTGTTTAGGTGTTGCCAAAGTGGAATTACCTAGTGAATCTGTAATGACTCAAACTGTAAAAGGTGTGGGCATTGCAGGCGAAGTAGAAGCGCCAGTTATTGGCCACTACTCCTCTATGGAAACTAAACTTACATGGAACACTCCAACAGAAACTACACACCGACTTACAGGTGGCCGTGGCGTACGCTTAGAAGTACGTGGTGCTATCCAATGTTGGGATAGTGGTAAAGATAAATATGTAATCGTGCCTACACGTGCCGTTATTCGTGGCCGTGCTAAGTCTAAAGAAAATGGCACATATGAATCTGGCAATACTATTGATGCAACGAACACAATTGAAACTACATACTTGAAACTTGAACAAGATGGCAAGGTGGTTCGTGAAATCGATAAATACGCTTATAAAGATTCTATTTCTGATGGCACTGACTTCCTTGGCGATGTTCGTGCTGCACTCGGTATTTAGTCTGTAGAAAGGACGATCACTAATGAGTAAACATAACACTATGAACGAAACACATGAACAAACGGGTATTGAATTAGTAAAAGCTGGTCATTCCTTACAATTCGAAGGAATCAGTGGTTACACATTAATTAAATGCGAAAAGTCTGCTAAGAATGAAGATAGAACTATCACAGTTCCAGCATTATCCATGACATACCAAGCACATGTAGCAGCTGCTGCATGCGGATGTAAAGTAGATGATATTTATAGTCTTCCGGCTGCCGATTTCACTAGAGTGTGCTTAGAGGTACAGAATTTTTTGCTCAATTCCGAAAAATAACAGACCTAGAACGGTATTTCACCGAGTGTGCGATTACGTGTAGTAAATACACTAGTACACCGATGGACTACTTCATTCGAGAGCTAGACGTGGATGAGTTCATAGTCCACGTTCAGCTCATTAGTGATGGTATCGAGCGCGAGAATAAAGCAATGAAAGGGAGAAAATAATGGCCAATAAAGTCTTAGAAATGGCGATTGCCATTAAAGGTAAACTCGATGGTGGGTTATCCTCTTCCGTATCAAAGGCATCTCAGGAACTCAACAAATTATCCAACGCAATCAAGGACCAACAGGCACAATATAGAAAACTACAAGCTATATCACAAAAGACGGGTAATGCTAGTGATAGGAATGCAGCAATTGCAGCTGAGCAAAAGCTAAATTCTATGTTACAACGGCAAGCCCAGTTGCGGTCTAATATCGCAAGTCAGACAGCACATCAAAATGCAATAAGTAAAATGGGCGGTGCAAGTCCTTTAGCAGGTGCTGCATCAGCTGCGCAAGGTGCTAGTGCTGCCGTAAGTGGTATTACAGGAAAGCTTGCAAGTTTCGCTATGGTTGCCGCCGGTGGCTTTGGTATTGGTGCCATTATCGATAATGTAGTTAATGCCGGTGAAGCACTCTATCAATTATCTAATAAACTACATATGACAACTGCTGAGACGGCGCAATTTAAGAAAATTATGACGTTAAGTGGTGTAGATGTAGAAGCAGCCGCAAAGTCCTTCGCTAAAATGGATAAGACGTTGGCGGGTGGCGGTAAAAGTGCTGAAGCATTGCAAGGGTACCTCAGCCAATTTGGTGTATCCTTAACCGATGCCAATGGCAAGTTATTACCTATGAATCAACAGTTGGATGCAATGGCTAAAGGGTACCAAAATGCAGTAGCACAAGGACGTGGCCAGGAATTCATGCTTGAAACATTAGGCGCAAAAGGCATGGAGCTTACTAAAGTCTTTGAAAATTACGCAGATGCACAAGCGGCCGCGTCACAAATTAAAGGTGTCGGTATAGATCCTAAATCACTTCATGAAATATGGCTACAGATGAATATTTTGAAAGCGGAAGCTACGCAAGTTGCATTAGGGTTGGCACAAGCCTTTATCCCTATTGCTCAGCAAATATTACCGGCTCTGATACCGGTATTACAAGCTGTTGTAACCTTTATGAAGGATAATAAGGAAGCTATTGCCGCAGTAGTAACTAATGGATTGAAATTAGCATTACTGTATGGCACGGCTACAAAACTTGCATCAGGTATTACTACAATTACTACTGCATTTAAAGGTGTAGAAACGGCAATGGGTGCGTTCAAAGCAGCGGGTGCATTAATAGGTGGTCCTTGGGTAATTGCTATTATGGCGATTATTGCAGTGATATACCTATTAGTAACCAATTGGGATACTATCTGTGCCACATTAACATCTGTTTGGGATAGTGTATGTTCTGGATTGAGTTCAATATGGGATAGCGTATGTTCTGCTTTAAGTTCCGTATGGAGCGCCATTATATCCGGTATTATGGCTGTAATTAATGGGTTCTTATCATTAGGTCTTAGCGTATTTAATGCGTTGAAAGCGGCAATAATTGCCTATGTAAATCTATGGTTAAACTTACCAACATATATTGGTATGGCCGTAGGGTTCATAATAGGCATTATTTTACGATTACCAGAGATTGCAGTACAAGTTGGTACTGCTGTTATATCTGCCGTCGTATCATTCGCTACAGAATGTTATAACTTTGCAGTCACTACATTTAGTGCCATGGTTGATGATATTTATAACTTCTTAATTAACTTACCTATGTACATGATCACTTTGGGTGCTGAGTTTGTAGCGGCGGTTATTTCGTTTGCCTCTGAGGCATATGCTACGGCCACATCATGGATTAGTAGTTTGGTTAACGATGTTATTAATTTCATCATGAATTTACCAAGTGCATGTGCTGATGCGGGAGCTGGTTTCGTAGCTGCCGCAGGACAATGGGCAAGTGATGCCTATAACGCTGTATTAGACTGGATTAAACAAATTCCTAGTGCTGTATCCAATGCAATTGCTGGTGCATGGGATAGTATCAAGGCTCAATTTAGTGGCGGTTTTACTGTAGGTGTTCAAGCTGCAGGCGGTAATGCGTATGCCAATGGTGGTGTTATTACATCGCCAGAAGTCGCATTGATTGGTGAAGCTGGATATCCTGAAGTAATTGTACCTATTGATGGTAGTGCTAATGCTATGAACTTATGGCAAACGGCCGGACGAATGTTAGGTGTGAGTGGTGCGCAGTCAGCTGTAGCACCTACTGTATCATTAGCACCTAGTGTGCCTGTGACATCCTCATCTAGTAATAGTGGAGCGCCTGTACAAATTACATTCGCACCTGTCATTAATGCCGGCAATGGTTCAACTGATGATATTATGTCAGCATTAGACGCTAAAATGCGTGAATTTGAGCAAATGATGCGTAGTTATACCGCCGGACAACGGAGGTTGAGTTATGACTAGTTATACAACAATACAAGGGGATATGTGGGATTTAATCGCCTATAAGGTGTATGGCAATGAACGATATATCAATCTATTGTTAGAAGCCAATCAAAAGCACCGTAATACGGCGATATTTTCCGCTGGTATTGTGTTAACATGCCCAGATGTTCCTGCTGATTCTTTACCTGAATTCTTACCACCATGGAGGCGATAGTACATGAGCTTACAAAAGAGCCTAGCTAAGGTCCAAAAATGGAAGAAAGATTTAACACCACAAACGAAATTAGCACGGCGGGCATGGTGTACGATTGGGTACCAACATTGGGGAAGTAAGGAGTCAAAGGACATCACCGACGATATTAGTAAGTACCTTCTTGATGTAACATTTACAGATAACCTTTCAGGAACTGTAGATGACGTGGCTATTTCATTAGAAGATAGGGGCCGTCTATGGGTCGGCGATTGGTATCCTGTGAAAGGATCATTATTAGAAGTGGCAATTAATACCGTAGCATGGGAGAAATTAGGGGATGAACAATTTACGTTGCCAATCGGCAAATTTGAAATTGACGAATTTGAGGGCAGTAGCCTTCCAGATGTAGTCAAAATCAAAGGTGTCGCTATTATCGGTAGTACTGACTTACGGGAGAAAAAGAAAGATAAATCGTGGAAAGCTACAACGCTGAAAGCGATTGCTACTGAAAAGGCAAAAGATAATAAGTTAAAGCTAGTATGGGATGCTGATTTTGACCCACCGTTAAAAGATGCATCACAAAGTGCTGAATCAGACCTCGCATTCTTGCAGAAATTATGCAATGATGCGGGGTTTTCTCTTAAGGTATCCACTGAGCAGTTAATTATATTCGATGATTATAAGTATGAAAATGTAAAGCCTAAAGTTATAATTCGTAGACCAGGTGGCCAGTATCAACTTGTACAGACTAAAGAGGGCGAACAACCGCCTTTGATTATTACTAGGGCTATATCTTATTCGTATAAAAGTAAAACTCGTGAGGTATATCGCGCATGTCATGTGAAATACACCAATAAGGATAAGAAAACTGTGATTGAGGATACGTTTGAAGATCCTGATCGTAAGGGGCATACGTACCTTGCTGTATTAGAAGTCAATGAACAGGTAAAAGATAAGTCTGAGGCAAAGAGATTGGCTAAAAAGAAGCTAAGAGAAGCCAATAAGGAAGCCGATACAATGTCTTTTAGTTTTCCTGGGAATCCTCTTATTATGGCATCGGTTACGGTTAAGCTAGAAGGGTTTGGAGTGTTTGATGGTAATTATTTAATTACGAAAGCAACACACACATTAGGGGCCAATTATTCAACGTCGATTGATGTAAGGAGGTGTTTAAATGGCTACTGATTCTATATTATCCGCATTAGCGGACATGATATTTATTGGAAATGTTTCAAGTACAATTCCTGAAGAAGGTAAAGCCGTTGTTACCCGCCTAGATAGAGAAGGTGTTGTAACTGCTCCATTATCTGTCATTAATCGAGGTGCAGCACATGATAAGGACTATTGGATGCCGGCAATTGATGACCAGGTATTGTGCATTATGTTGCCTAATCGGTCCGGTCGTGGCTTTTCTGATGGGTTTATCATTGGCACATTCTTTAGTACCGCGGATCCAACTCCAGATGGTGCTGATAATGGTAAACGCGTGCTCACTGTTCCTGGTGATATGATTCTTAATGTTGGTGGTACGTTATCTATCAATTCAAGTGGTGGCGATGTGGTGGTCAATGGTATTTCCTTAGTTCATCATGTGCATGGTGGTGTGGAGTCTGGTGGTTCTACAACATCAGGACCAGTATAGGAGGTATATATGTATATCGGTTATTTAGCGGATATAGTATTTTATACCGCATTAGACAATGTTCTAACTGTATCGGATGTAACGCGTTCAGGTAGTGCTAGATGGGAAAAGCACAATTTGATTCTAGAAAAGCCAGTTAAACAATTTAGTGGGCCTGACGTAGAACAAATAACATGTAAAATTCTTATTTCTACATCGCTTGGACAATCTCCAGATAGTACTGTTAAGAAGTTACGAAATTATCGCGATACAGGAGCTGTATTGCCGTTTATTATCGGTGGTAAGCCTGTTAGTCAAAATTACTTTGTAATCATGTCTATGAGTGAAGATAGTCTATTTACGGATGCCTATGGTAAAACACAATCTATTGAAGTATCACTAACTCTTGAGGAATACCCAGATAAGAACACTGTAGAAGAAAAGTCCATGCTAAACCAATATGGTCAGAAGTTCAATAAAGTTAATACGATATTGAGGAGGTTCTAGCCATGTCAGCAACATATGAAATTAAACCAGTTACGGACAATAGGATATCGCTAGCACCTGAAAGTGAGGTCGCTGAGATTTTGCAGAATGTGCAAACGATTATTTCTACTGTTCGTGGTAGTGTGCCACTAGATAGGGAGTTTGGTATTGATGGTCGCATTATTGATATGCCTATTCATCAAGCACAAGCGCATCTATCTAATGACATATTCCAACAAATTAAACGGTACGAACCACGTGCCAAAATTAGTGATATATCATTTACCGCCACACAAAATGGTGCGTTGATTCCGAAAGTGATGGTGACTGTATGAGATTATCTGATTTACCTAATGTTGAGTTTTTTAACACCGATAAAGAACACGTTCAACAGAAGGTATTTGATATTTACACAACAATAACAGGGCGAACCTTGGGAGAGGGCGACCCTGTTACTTTATTTTTAAATGTGATCTCGGAAATTATTATCCGATTATTGAATGATGCAAATTATGCAGCTAAACAAAATCTATTAGCCTATGCAGAAGGTGATAACTTGGACCACGTTGGAGCGGTTCCTGCTGCCGTTGAGCGACTACAGGCAACAAAAGCGACTACGACTATCCAAGCTACATTGTCAGCAGTGCGTACAAATTCTGTCATTATTCCAAAAGGTACAAGAATATCTACAGAAAGTGGCGAATATTTTGCTACTGTTGAAGATTTGGTAATTCTACCAGGTCAACTCAATGGATCCATAAAAGCAGAAGCACAACGCACGGGCGCTCAAGGTAATGGGTTTAAACCAGGTGAGATAAGTACAATTATTGACCCTATAGCGTATGTGGATACGATGAGTAACACCACATTATCTGAAGGTGGTTCTGATACAGAAGATGATGAAGCCTATCGTGAACGTATTCATGAGGCTCCTGAATCATTCTCTGTGGCAGGTCCTGAAGGTGCCTATGAGTATTTCACGAAATCAGCATCACACCTTGTGGCCGATGTAGGTGTATCTTCTCCACATCCTGGGGAAGTTAATATCTATCCATTACTATCTGGCGGTGGTATTCCAGGGCAAGAATTACTTAAGACTATTACGGATTATTTGTCTGATAAGAAACGTAGACCGTTAACAGATAAGCTAACTGTATTAGCTCCTACTACTACGCAATATAACATCGATGCTAAGTATTATATTGAAAAGGGCGCCGATGCAACAGTGGTAAAAGCTAAGGCAGATAAAGCCGTCAATGACTATGTAATTTGGCAAAAATCTAAATTAGGCCGTGATATAGTGCCTAGTCGATTGGTGCAAATGCTTATGGATGTATCTGGTATTAAACGCGTTGAAGTGACTGCTCCTGTATTTACTCAGATTGCAGAACAAAGCGGTGTGGCAGTAGCCAATACAATCGCCCTAGTATTTGCAGGAAGCGAGGAAGAATGATACGTGATAGTAAGTATACAAGCGCAGAACATCTTCCCTCCTCAATCGATAGGGAGCCAATTAAAGCCCTTGCTAAAACGTGGGATGATACGCTAGCCGAATTAATGAATACGAATACGCTGCTATTGTGGTCATCTATTGATACTGAATCAGAGAGTGTCATTGATCATTTAGCGTATCAATTACATGTAGATGATTACGATAGTGGATTACCAATAGCAACTAAGCGTGAATTGGTGAAGAATTCAATTGATATTCACCGCCATAAAGGTACACCATATGCAGTCGAAAAGGCTGTGCAGACTGTATATTCTGATTCGAAAATTGCAGAATGGTTCGAATATGGTGGTAAGCCTTATTATTTCAAGGTCACACTTATTACGGCACCATTAACTGGTGAATCGGACATTGCTAAGCTTGTGCGTGCTATCAATACGGCCAAGAATGTACGGTCCTGGTTAGATGGTATTGAATTCATTCGACGAATTAACTTCAATAAGTATTTCGCCGGGTGGTGCGGTGTATCTAAAAAGATGAATATCAAGTGTGATTTTACGAATGCATGGCGCATTAATTTGAATACCCATGTAACGTCTTACACTGTTGAATCAAAGAAAACGAAAATTAATGTAGCGCTAGATAATAGCGTTAGATAGGAGGAATATATGGCAGAATGGTCAAATGCAACCATGACTGATGTCGGTGCTGATTTACAAGCAAAGGTAAATGCAGGAAAGACTAAACTAACATTCACGAAAATCAAAGTCGGTAGTGGTGTTAATGCAACGAATCCATTGGCATTAACTGATGTAATCTCCTCTAAATGGGAGACTACTAATTTCGTAGTTAAACAAGAAGGTAAAATCGTAAGCGTTGATACCTTTATAACTAATACTGGCATACATGAAGCTTTCCGAATGTCTGAAATTGGACTATTTGCACAAGATCCTGATAAAGGCGAAATATTGTATGCATACCTTACGGACCCTGAACCGGACAGAATGCCGGCAGAAGGTGGTTCGGTAGTTGTATCTCAAGAATTAACCATCGGAATGGTATTTAGTAATACGGGGAATGTATCGCTAACTGTTAACATGGGCGCGTTGGTAACACATGAGCAGTTAACAGAAGCAGTTAAACAACATAATGATGATACAAATGCACACGGTGGGTTACTTCAAAATTTAAAGACTCAATTATCCACTCATAACACAGATATTTCGTCTCATCCAGCAATTACGGCTATGATTGCAAAAATCCTTGGTGCGACTAACTGGCAAGAAAATCCAGTTGCTACATTGAAGGATATAAAAAATCTTCTTGGAATGGGCGGTATTGTAGCACAAAGGCTTGAAGAGAATGGGTTTGTGAAATTTGCAAATGGATTCACTATCCAATGGGGAGTAAGTGGTGAGGATGGACAATATCATAATTGGATAATTCCTTATTCTACCTGCTTTTTTGCTAAGGCTGAATACAAAAATCCACGTGAAGCAGATTGGAATTTAATCACAGAATATGACCAATTAAAATTCAAAGTATGGTTCACAAATGACACTGTGTTTAAGTACCCCAATATCAAATGTAGCGTATTTTCGTTTGGTGTTTCTGCTTAATGCCCAATCGCTAAATAGACTACACCGTCAACAGTATATGGAGAGTGACTAGCATCAGCAATAAGAGTAAATCCTGTTGTACTTTTATTGCTATGATAGAACACCTCATTACCTCCTACCGATGTTTTGTGTTCTATAGATGGCCAAACGCCTGAACACTCATTATCAAAAGCAGTAGGAAATGTAATAGGATAAGTTGTTCCATCATACACGTATACGCTTTTCTTGTATCCCATTGGTTATGTGCGACCTATATTAATCCAAAACCCATTATTTATAGCTTTTGCAATATGATTCCCAACATAACCGCTGTGCAATTCGAATCCAGTAGTAGTAATGTTATTTGCTCGAACACTAGCTTCATACAATCGCTTAGGTTCATCTTTCATCATAGTTACAGTGCCAAATATTTCTATATAAGAAATTAGATAAGATACAGCCGTTTGATTTTCTTTGAATTGTCCCCATTGGTTATATTCCAACGAATATACAAGTTATTTCCTTATTTACATAATACGGACTCCAATCTCCACTTAATCCAGCAAAATAACTTGCTTTATTATTTACTTTAGTCCATGGTGCATAGCTAGTAGGGCCGTCATTAAAACAAGCAACACCCGCAATGAAATCTGTACTATATGCTATAGGGAAAGGCAACGGATTATTCTGTGCAGTTTCTTTAGTTTTTACCCATTGGATAGTGAATCCATTTGCAAACTTCACAAACCCATTCTCCTCAAGCCTTTGGGCCACGATGCCACCCATTCCGAGAAGATTTTTTATATCTTTCAAAGTAGCAACTGGATTTTCTTGCCAGTTAGTCGCACCAAGGATTTTGGCAATCATAGCCGTAATAGCTGGATGGGATGAAATATCTGTGTTATGAGTATCTAATTGACTCTTTAAATTTTGAAGAAGTCCGCCATGTGCATTTTCATCATCATTATGTTGTTTAACGGCTTCTGTTAACTGCTCATGCGTTACCAATGCCCCCATATTAACTGTTAGCGATACGTTTCCTGTATTGCTAAATATCATTCCAATGGTTAATTCTTGGGATACGACTACCGAACCACCTTCTGCCGGCATTCTATCCGGTTCAGGGTCTGTAAGGTATGCATACAATACTTCACCTTTATCAGGATCTTGTGCAAATAACCCAATTTCAGACATGCGAAAAGCTTCCGTAATTCCATTATTGGTAATAAATGTATCAACGCTTACGATTTTACCTTCTTGTTTTACTACGAAATTCGTAGTCTCCCATTTAGAGGAGATTACATCAGTTAATGCCAATGGATTCGTTGCATTAACACCACTACCGACTTTAATTTTAGTAAATGTCAGTTTAGTTTTGCCTGCGTTTACTTTTGCTTGCAAATCTGCGCCGACATCAGTCATGGTTGCATTTGACCATTCTGCCATATATTCCTCCTATCTAACGCTATTATCTAGCGTTACATTAATCTTCGTTTTCTTCGATTCAACA